GTTTTGTTATTAGCCTCTTAGGGCTGCAATTCTCCGGCTAACTCGGCGAGCAACCTCGTTAACTAAATCTTCTTCCATCATGGGAGGCATCTCTTCTTCTTCTTCTTCTCCGCCAAGTTCCATCCCTTCCTCGTCGGGCATTGGAAGCTCTTCATCGCCCTCGACCTCTTCTCCCTCTTCGGGCATCGCGCCTTCAAGTCGGTTGCCGAGATCAATAATCACCTGAGCTTCTTCTTCAGAAAGCTCCATTTCTCCGCCTTCTTCAACGGGCTCTTCTTCGACTTCAACGTCACCAAGCTCGTCCTCGGTCTCTTCGTCCGGAGCGGCTTCCATATCAAGAACGTCCTCGGGTTGCTCCATTATATTGTCCTCGTATCCTTCCTCCACCGGCTCGTCAGTCTCGTAAGTCTCGTTTAGGCGTTCTACGAAGCCGTCGGTCAGGGCGCCGATATTGGCGAATTTCATCATCTTGCGAATCTCTGTCTCTTTTAAAAGCTGCTTTTTCATGTTTTTCTCCTAAGATGCTATGAAAGCATACAATGTAATTAGCATTTTATTTTAATAAATGACCAATTTTTTTTAGTGTTTTGTCTTGAATTTGTTTTACTCGCACATAACTGATATTTAAACGCTCTCCCACTTCTCTCAAAGTCATGGAATCATTGCGTCGAATACTCTCAAATATACAGTTTTTTTCTTGTTCGTGATCTATCCAGTGACGACATTCTTTAACAGGGCAAGAAACATCTAATTCATGGCATACACGCAAACATTTTTTCATAAATTTGTCTCCGTTTCTATTATGTCGAATATGTTTTCTATTTCATTTTGTTTGAGGGAAAATTTCTTTTCTGTGTTCTTCTTATCTTTTTGCAATTGGTCAATTTTATTTCTCTTTTGTTGTCCCTGCACGCCATATTTTTCCTTGCATTCTTTTATGTAAGCCAAAACAAGCTCGTCGTTTTCAACATATCCAGCGATCATCATCCTAAAAAATTGAGACTGTGTTAATCCATCAAAGCCGCACCTAATCTTTAGTTTGACTTGGTTCTCTTCCGAGTCATAAAACATAAACTTCTTCCTGCTTTCAGCAGATGGGATCGTAGGATCTTTCATTTGTTTTTCCAAAAAATATGGGTATTGCTTTCTAATTGAGATGCGCTGGACTGTATAATAAAGTCCGCCTTGGCTTGAAATTCTGCAATTGTACGCGAGCCACTATAAGAAAGTCCACTTCTCAAGCCTCCAGCAATATCTTGAAGCGTGTGCTTGACGGAACCTTTATAAGGCACAGTTGTTGCGACACCTTCTGGCGTTGAACTTTTGCCTCGCCAATTGTATTGAGCCTTCTTCGAGGCCATACCTCTATATTCTTTATACTTTTCGCCAGAAACATTTGTTAAAACCGCTCCTGGGGTCTCGTTAGTTCCCGCCAACATCGAACCTACAATCACGAAATCTGCGCCTGCGGCTATAGCTTTAACAACATCCCCTGTGGTTTTGATTCCGCCGTCTGCAATGATTTTTGTATCATAAACACTTCGAGAACAATCAAGAACACTTTGTAAAGTTGGTACTCCATGGCCGGTCACGATTCTGGTTGAACAAATCGAACCTCCGCCAATTCCAACGCGGATGGAGTCCGCCCCCCATTTAGACAAATCGTCGAAAGCTTCTAGCGAAGCAACATTTCCTGCCATTATATGAATTTCATCACCGAACACTTCCTTGAGTTTCTTTATCGCGGATTTCATCATGGCATGATGACCGTGTGCGATGTCAAGGCAAATGATTCTTGCGCCGGCGTCGTATAACATGCATGCTCGCTCCTCGTGATCACCTGTAACACCAATTGCTGCTCCAACGTGGTCTGCCCCTTTCTTTCGTGCATCGCGTACAAGCGCAGCTTGTTCGTCAATTGTGTTATATCTATGAATTATCCCCAAGCCTCCAAAGGCCTGCATTGCAATTGCCATGGACGATTCAGTCACAGTATCCATCGGGCTGGATATAACAGGCAAGTTCAAACCAATGTCCGTTGACAAATCAGAACTTAAATCTACCTCGGATCTAGATTTGATATCGCTATACTTCGGCACCAAAAGCAAATCGTCGAAACAGTATGTCTGCCTAAAATCCATTTGGTACCCAATCTTTTAGGACGCTTCTACGACCAAGCTTGTCCGCCATATCCATTTGTGCTGTCGAGGTTTCGGCCTTTACATCGCTAGAGCCAAGCGCGCCATCGCCTCGACTGGAGATCGTAATTGGATCTCCGTATAAATTATCATCTTGCGATTCAGAAGCCCTAAAATGTACAACCGGTACTAAAACAAGTTGAGCTATTTTATCGCCGGCAGAAACAAACTGTGTTTCTTTGCCAATGTTGTGCAGATCAATAAAGACCTCTCCGTCATATCCACTATCGATAATGTGTGCACCAACAATCAAAGATCGTTTAGCGCCCATGCTGGATCTGTTGCAAACCTGCAACATATATCCGTGTGGTACACCGAACTTTAAACCAGTGGAAAGCAACTGATTCTCACCAGGCTCTACCTTAATAACACTTACCTGTGGGTCTGTTGGACAATAGAAAACGTCCAAGCCGGCATCACTCGGATTCGCTCTCGTTGGCGCTTTCGCGCTTTCTCTCTTCTTGTACTCTAAGATCATTTTGAATCTCCTCTATTAATTTGTTTGCTTTATCCCAGCATTCTGGACAATAAAGCCTGACTACTTCTTCTTTTTCTCTCACAACAACATTCCAAGTCGATGCATGTTCTTTAGACTTTTTATCGAAAGGCGTCAAACACGCGGCACACTGATCATCAAGTTTGTCAAACATCATGATCTTTTTGGCCATTTCTTTTTCTGCTTTCTTGTCTTTTTTCTGTTGTTTTCTTTCTAGTTTTCTTTGTAAGCTTCCCATTATTTATACTCTTCTCTTGGAAAATTAAGGCTGGCAAAATCTCCGTGAAGCTCGATAGCTTTCAAATCTCGCGCCCGGGCTGCTTCTTCCTTGTCTTCAAAACTGCCAATATGGTATGTCTTACGGTTGCGTTTGATACTCGCTTGCCACTTTTTTCCATTTTTGGAGACGCCGGTATATCCTGATGTGTTCTTTCTTCTCTTTGTTATATTTCTGGCATTCTCGGCGGGGGTACAAACTCGTAAATTACATTTCCTATTGTCTAAAACATTACCGTTGATATGATCTACGACTAGTTTACTTTCACGCGTGACGTGATCTAAGATAAGATTATGAATTCTCACCTCTCTTTCTTTAAAGCCCTTCTTTTCCCAGCCGCGTCGAGTGGTGAAACTAGGGTTGCGACGTTCCCTGGGTTCACGAACAACGCTTGTCCGGACTGAGCTTAAGCGATCCCTGGTCGTATCATAATGCAGTCTCCAAGTATGATTCTTGATCTTATCCCAGTCCTCTTCATCGACTAGAACCGTGTGGTTGCCATATTTTTTGCTTTCAATTATAAATTCTTTTACCATTTTTTTATCCTAATAACCTAAATGTATGTCGTATAGACCTCGTGCTAAATCCCCAATCTTCACTGTGGTCTAGTTTTGCTGCGTAAGGCCTATTTAAGTGAATCTGATCCCCTTCCCTAATTCCCCAACACTTAATTGATGTTGCGGAAGACGCATCGTCAATAACTTTTACAATCCAGTAAGGCTTGCCGTTTTTTGTTACTTTCGGTATGATTTCTCTCGGTACAAACCAAGCGACACCTAACTTTTTGTCCCAAGCTCCAATCGGAGGTACAGCGTGCCTTTTGATTGACTCTTTGAGGGCCTTCGTCATAATCAAATCAAACGGGAATATGCCCGTCAAAGAAGACACATGTTCAATTTTTTCTTCGATCGAAAAGTCTTCTTCATTTGAATACTCTTTGATGTTTTCCAGAAGCTTCTTAACGCTTTTTGGTTTATTTTGGACGCAAGACATCCAAAAGTGTTTGCAACCGTTAAACCTCTCGTCGCAAAGAGTGTCCAGTGCTCCAGATAAACATAGCGCATGAAGAGCTTTCTTATTTAACTTTGAATAAACAACATCCTCGTTGAAGAGTAGTTCCTCTGGTGTGTTGAACGGTCGATTATTGATAATCTGCTCGATTGCCTTGTCGCCTAAACCCTTAATTGAGTTAAAAGGCTGAATTAATGTTTTACCATCCTCCGCGATCTCCCACTGAGCTGTTGAAGTATTAATATTAATATTTTTGATACGAAACCCGTGCTTTTGGGCCAAGCTGATAGCAGCCTCCTTGCGAGCTTCGGGCTCCTTGTCAAGAAAGGCGGCGGTCCAACACTCTGGGTAATAATTCAATAGCCAAGCGCACTGAAAAGATAGAATACTATAGGCGACAGCATGAGACTTATTAAACCCATATCCGCTAAAGTACTCGAAGTTTCTCCATAATGCGTCGGCTGCCTCTCTATCGACTGACTTATCAATACAGCCTTCAATAAATCTCTGTCTGATATCTTCTTTCTCCTGAACACCTTTGTCTGTCCCTTTCTTTGTTAGCAGCTTCCTCAGCTTATTACCCTCTTCTAGCGAGATATTTTTGCCTAGCTTGTGAGCCAACAACGCGATCTGTTCTTGAAAGATCATGAAGCCTGCTGTTTCTTTTGTCACTTCTTCAACTACATCGTTGAGATAGGT